AATGAACGACGAGAGCTATCGTATCGGTCGTGGTCTTTATCGCTTACCACAAACTGCGACGGTTGATAACGCTCGGAGCACGAACAAAGTTATTCCTTTACCCGTTCCAGCGCCAATTCCTTTCGTTCCTGCTCCTGTAGAAAATCAAATGGCTGTGAAATCGAATCCAACAAATCTTTCTGAATCCTTGGTTCCTGCTCGTTTTCCGAAATATGTACCATTCGGTAACTTCGAAGACGTTGAGTCTATTATCAAGTCCAAGCGATTCTATCCAATGTATATCACTGGTCTTTCTGGTAACGGTAAGACTATGATGGTTGAACAGGTTTGTGCCAAAACGAATCGCGAAATGGTTCGAGTCAACATTACAGCTGAGACTGATGAAGATGATTTGATTGGTGGTTTTCGACTGATTGATGGTCATACTGTGTGGCATAATGGTCCTGTTGTTATGGCAATGGAGCGTGGTGCAGTTCTTTTGCTCGACGAGGTCGACCTTGGCTCAATCAAGCTTATGTGCCTTCAGCCTGTTCTTGAAGGTAAGTCGATCTTTTTGAAGAAAATCAATAAACTGATCACACCTGCTTCTGGGTTTACTGTTGTTGCTACTGCAAACACCAAAGGTAAAGGTTCTGATGATGGTCGTTTCATTGGCACCAATGTGATGAACGAAGCGTTCTTGGAACGATTCTCTATCACTCTTGAGCAGGAATACCCGCCTGCTAACGCAGAGCGTCGTATTCTCATCAATGTTCTTGAAAAAACGACTGATGAGAAAGACAAAAACTTTGTTGATCTTTTGATTAAATGGGCTGATGCTATTCGTCGTACATTCTATGATGGTGGTGTGAACGAAATCATTTCCACTCGTCGTTTGGTTCACATTTGCGAAGCTTATATGATCTTCAATGGTGATCGTAAGAAGGCTATTCAGCTGTGTTTGAATCGTTTTGATGCTGATACAAAGACTTCGTTTATGGATTTGTATACGAAGATTGATGCTGAGGTTGTGATTGATCCTGCTGGAGCTGAAGCTATTGTTGCTGTTGCTCCGGCGAGTAATTCGCAAGAAGTCGAGTTTTGAGTTTTCGAAAAGTGCGATGTATAAGGTTGCGTGCATCGCACTCACTACAAGCAACCATTTATGATGGAGTATATTATATGAAGAATGTTTCCGCTAAGGATCGCATGTTGAAGGCTTTGAAGAAGGGTGGCACATTTACTGTAAAGCAGGCGCGTAGTCGTTTTGGTGTACAGAATGTGTCACAGCGTATTCAGGAACTTCGCGAAGAGGGATGGCCTATCTATACGAATGTGAAGTCCCGCATTGATGGGACCAAGTTCAATTTCTATCGTATGGGCATTCCTAATGCAGAGATGCGCTCTGGTATTGCAGATGTGTATCGTGAACGCAAGACTGCTGTCTGATACAAACTAACACGAAAAAAGAGGGCTCGTAAGGGCCCTCTTTATTTTTAGGGAGCTAAATAGTGTCATGGTTTGATCATTTTATCTGATTGGAGTATAGTATGGAAATATCAATTTCAGTTGATGAGTTGCGTAAAAGAAAGTTGTTTGTTGCTACACCGATGTATGGTGGTATGAATAATGGTTTGTATATGAAGTCTTGTTTGGACTTGCAATCGATTATGCAACAATATAATGTTGAAACTAAGTTTTCATTTTTGTTCAATGAATCATTGATTACTCGTGCAAGAAACTATTTGACCGATGAGTTTTTGCGTAACGAGCAGTTCACACATTTGCTTTTCATTGATTCCGACATACATTTCAATCCACAAGATGTTGTCACATTGTTGGCTCTTGATAAAGAGATCATTGGTGGACCTTATCCTAAGAAGTCAATCAATTGGGGCAATATTGCTCAAGCTGTAAAGAAAAATCCTGACATTTCACCAGGTGAGCTTGACGGATTGGTTGGTGAGTTTGTATTTAATCCTGTTGCTGGAACAAAACATTTTTCAATTTCTGATCCTCTTGAGGTTATGGAGATTGGTACAGGATTCATGATGATCAAGCGCGAAGTGTTTAGGCAGTTCGAGCAGGCATATCCAGAGTATCGATACAAGCCTGATCATGTTGGACAAAAGCATTTCGATGGATCAAGATACATTCATGCATACTTCGACACGATTATTGATCGTGGACCTAATGCACCAGGCTCATCAGAGAGATACTTGTCCGAGGATTATTTCTTTTGTCAAATGTCTCGGAAGATGGGAGCTAAGATTTGGTTGTGCCCATGGATGAAGACACAACATGTTGGTACATTTGCATTCACTGGTGATCTTCCTAAGATTGCTCAATACACAGGGCGTATTTGATGCTAATTGGATTCGTTGGTACAATAGGATCAGGTAAAGGAACTGCTGGAAAGATATTGGCAGAGCGAGGTTTTCTCACAGAGAGCTTCGCTGCTCCTTTGAAGGATGTTGTTGCAAACTTATTTGGATGGCGTAGAGACCTGTTAGAAGGTGATACAGAAAGATCCAGAGAGTTTCGAGAAACTATTGATCCTTGGTGGAGTGAAAGATTTGGTCGTGACATCACACCTCGATTGATGTTACAGATTGTTGGAACAGAGTCGATGCGTATGTGCATTCATGATGATTTCTGGATTGCATGCCTAGAAAAAAGAATATCTGAGAGGATAAAAGATGGCATAGATTATGTCATCACAGATGTTCGTTTTCCGAATGAGATCGACGCCATTCATCGCATGGGTGGCAAGGTTATAGAAATACATCGTGGAGATCCGCCTAATTGGTATTATCAAGCCGTGATGTACAACAATAAACAAACTGACATACGCCCGGACAAGCATTATTCTGAGTGGGCGTGGATGGGGTATAAGATTGATTACACCATAACTAACAATGGCTCATTAGAAGATCTTGAGAGCGATGTGGTTTTGATGCTTGAGAGTTTAGAGCCTGAAAAATCTTTCTTGACTTCTTTAGAAACATCAGTATAATATGTGCATAGATCTAACCTAGGAGTTTATATCATGAAACTGACACAAGATACTTTGTCTATTTTGAAGAACTATCAATCAATCAATCCTGGTATCGTCTTCAAGAAGGGTAATGTTGTTCAGACTATTTCACCTCAAAAGGTGATTGTGTCTGAAGCTGAGATTCAAGGCGATAGCTTCGACCGCGATTTCGGTATTTATGATCTTGGTAGCCTTTTGAGCATTCTTTCGCTTGCTGGCGATGAACCTGAGGTCGTTTTGGACGAGAAGTTCCTTTGCATTGTTGCTCGCTCTGGTAGAGCCAGGATCAAGTATCGCTACACCGATACCAGTTTGATCGTTACTACGCCAGACAAGAAGCTAAATCTTCCATCGAAAGATGTAACATTTAATCTTTCACAGGATGATCTTACATGGCTTCTTCGTTCAACTGCTATCCTTCAGCTGCCACATGTGGCGATTGAGAGTGATGGTGCAAAGGTATACGTTAGCGCATTTGATGCGAATAACGATGCTGCTCATGAGCAGAAGCTTGAGATTCAAGAAGGTAATGGTGTAAAGTATCGTTTGATTATTCGTAGCGAATACTTGAAGTTGTTGCCCACAGATTACACTGTTACTGCATCGAAGAGTGGTATTGCTTTGTTTGAAGGCACCAATAAGAAGATCAAGTATTGGATTGCCATTGAGAAGAATGGTTCCAGCTACGGAGGCGAGTGATATGTCTAATATCGGTCATAATAGTGGTATTCCTCATCTAACACCTGATGATGTGAAGAAGGTTGCACAAGCTATTCAGACTATCAATGACAGTATGACACGAGTTGCTGCTGAGCGTGATTTGGTCAAGGAAACGATCAATAGTGTAAGTGAAGAGCTAGGTTTTCCGAAGAAGCTGTTGCGTCGTATGGCAAAGACATATTACAAGCAAAGCTTCGAGAGCGATGTTCAGGAAGATCAGGATTTTCAGAATACATACGAGGCTGTTACTAAGAAGAAATAACCTTGGGGGTTGTGATGCTTGATAATGATCAGTTTCTTTGGGTGGAGAAATACCGCCCAAAGAAGGTTGAAGACTGTATTCTACCAGACTTTTTGAAGAGTGTATTTCAACAATATGTGAATACGAAAAAAATACCCAATCTTCTTCTCACTGGCACACCAGGTGTTGGTAAAACAACAATTGCAAAGGCTATGTGTGATGAGATTGGTTGCGACTATATGATGATCAATGGTTCTGAAGAACGAGGCATTGACATTCTTCGAACCAAGATTAGGCAGTATGCGTCATCTGTTTCATTTGCTGGTGGTAGAAAGGTTATCATCATTGATGAGGCAGATAATCTAACTCCAGATACACAAGCTGGTATGCGCGCTGCTATTGAAGAGTTTTCGTCAAACTGTTCATTTATCTTTACTTGTAATCATAAGGCTAGGTTGATTGGTGCTATTCATTCTCGTTGCTCTGTTATTGAGTTCAAGATCAAAAATGGCAACAAAGTAAAGATGGCAGCTGCATTCATGAAAAAAGTGCAGCAAGTGTTAAAACTGGAGAACATCAAGTATGATGCTGAAGTTGTTGCACAGATCATACAAAAGCATTTTCCAGATTACAGACGTGTGCTCAACGAGTTGCAGCGATATTCGGTAAAGGGCGAAATAAATACCGGTATGCTGACACAAGTCGCAGATGTAAGTTTGACTAAGTTGATTGATTTCTTGAAGGCTAAAGATTATACATCAATGCGTAAGTGGGTAGGATCAAACATTGATGCGGATCCGAATACGGTTTTTCGTTTGATTTATGATGCATTGTACGATAATATGAAGCCCGATTCGATACCTCAAGCTGTTATCATTTTGGCTGAATATCAATATAAAGCAGCATTTGTTGCGGATCAAGAGATCAATTTAGTTGCTTGTTTGACACAAATAATGGTTGAATGCGAGTATAAGTGATGGATTTGTTCAAAGACATTATTCATTCAATTCTTGTAACAAAGAAAGATTTATCCAATGATCAAGAGTTTGCAGAAAACTATAAGCCATTTGTGGTCAATCGCGCTTTATCGAATCATGTGGATTGTATATTATTTGCCAATGAAATGAATAGGTTACCAAATATTGATAATATTCTACAATATCATTTTTACATAAATAGTATACGGGGTATGAAACGAAAGTTTCAACCTTGGATCAAGAAAGATAAGAATGATGTGTTAGATGCTGTCAAAGAATATTATCAAATTAATAATGCCAAAGCTCTTGACGCTCTTCGTATTCTGTCTCCTGATCAACTTGAGTATATAACTAAAAAAACCGAAAAGGGTGGAGCAGATAATGTGGAGCATAGAAGACATGGTGGAGGTGACGCTGAAAGAGCGTGATGACTTCCTAAAAGTGAAAGAAACATTGACACGCATTGGTGTTGCTTCTAAAAAAGATCAAACATTGTATCAATCTTGTCATATTCTTCATAAACAAGGCAAATACTATATTGCACACTTCAAAGAACTATTTGCATTAGATGGTAAACCAACTAACTTCTCTGAAGGCGATATAGCAAGAAGAAACTCAATAACAAATCTTTTGGCAGAATGGGGTTTGATAGGTTTAGCGAAACCAGATAAAACAACAGATCCTATTTGTCCATTGAATCAAATCAAGATATTACCATTCAAAGATAAGCATGAGTGGCAACTGGTAGCGAAATATAACATTGGAAAGAAGAGAATTGAAACCGAATAAGAAAGGTGATTTTATTATGCCAACAAAATTGAAATACTTCAAGAAACATCCCGATGTTCCTGCGCCCGTATATTCAACTAATGATGCAGCATGTTTTGACATTCATCTTTGCACATATGGTGTGATGTCTGTCACAGGTCATGATGAGAATGGTAAGCAGTTCTCAAGGTTGTTGAGTAATGATGGTGGTATCATTATTTGTCCAAGAGAAAGAGTGTTATCGCCAACAGGAATCATTTTTGACATTCCCAAAGAGTGGTCGGTCAGGCTGCATCCAAGGTCAGGAATGTCTCTTAAAGACGGCTTGACTTTAGCAAACGCTCAAGGTATAATAGACTCGGATTATGTGCTGGAGACCTTTGTGATGTTGACCAATATCTCGGCTAAGAATATAACCGTGCCCAATCTTTCTCGCATTTGTCAAGGCGAGCTGGTCAGGATCAATAGAGCCATTTTTGAGGTCACTACAGAATTGCCATCCCGTGATGATACCAATAGAAAAGGCGGTTTTGGTTCCACGGGCACTTGACAAACATAACCGCCAATACTATATAATGATAGATGATGCCACCATGGGTCATCTTTATTTTAACTTGCTGAAAAGGAGTTACACATGACACTAACATATTCTTTTGGTCGTAATCTGCTTCCTTCTACTGTTGGTTTCGATAGATTGCTATCGACATTGGATGAGGCGATGAACTTGCCAGAAAAGGTATTGACTACATTCCCACCATACAACATTGCCAAAATTGGTGATGATAGGTATGTAATTGAGCTGGCTGTTGCTGGATTCAAGAGGGAAGAGATTGATATCACACTTGAAGATAACAAACTGACAATTCAAGGGAATGCGAAGAAGGATGAAGAAACCAGTAATAAGAGCTATTATCATCGTGGCATCGCTCTTCGTAACTTTACCCGTCATTTTACTCTCGCTGATACGGTAGTCGTAAAGTCGGCTGAACTCGTCGATGGAATGCTTGCGATTGAACTCGAAAATGTTATTCCTGAGAGTAAAAAGTCTAGAAAGATTTCTTTGAGCAATTCAAAAAAGACACTTCTTCAAGAATAACTTCGTATAAATACTCTCACTTACTTTTATTATCAACCAGTCACCGTGGGTATTGTGCTCACGGTGACTTTCTATCTAGAAAGGATACTTTGATGGAACAATACTGGGGTTATCACACCATGCTTGACTGCCGTTCATGTAAGACGGATTTGATCAAGAGTTATGATAATATCTACAACTTTGCAAAAAGCCTTGTAAAAGCCATTGATATGAAAGCTTATGGCGAGCCTCAGATTGTACATTTCGGAGAGGATGATAAACAAGGATATACACTGGTACAGTTGATCGAGACCAGTAATATCTGTGCACATTTTTGTGACGATTCAGGTGATGCATACATTGATGTATTCTCATGCAAGCCTTATGATCGTGACGTTGTCAGAGATCAGATCATTGAGTTTTTTATGCCCAAGCAGATCACTGTCAATTATGTTGAAAGACAGGCATGAGAGATGAGTGGTGTATCATATATGGGTCGGCACGTTATTGCCGATTTACATGATGTATCTGCTGACATTCTTGGCTCCATCGATTTCTGGAAAGAACTCTTGGTTGATGGAGCCAAGATATCTGGTGCCACTGTTTTGAGCGATCACTTTCACCATTTTGGTGAAGGTTATGGCATAACTGGTGTCATTGTATTAGCTGAAAGTCATATCAGTATTCATACATGGCCTGAGAAAAACTATGCGGCCGTTGACATATTCATGTGCGGCACATGCGACCCTCAGGCAGCACTAAATCATATTACGAGCAAGATAAATAGTGTTGTAATAAAAGACTTGATTTACAGAAAGTAATCAAGTATACTTTGTTGAAACTAAGGAGTTTTGTCATGAGATACATTGGTTTCTCGGTTTCACGCTGCGTTCGTGATATTGTCAAAGGTAAGATCAATTATAATACGGTAGAAGTGGTTGTCGGTCGAACACTGATCGAAAACGAACAACATGTTGCTGAGGTGGCAAGAACATACCACAGCAACCCCGCCAGTATGGAAACATCTTGGTCAGATCTAGACTACAAGAAGTGTTATGATACGCTTCTAAGATTGTACACTGATGGTAAGTTACATCAACCAAGACTATATGGTGCGATACCGATAAGAAGAGACAGTCATTGGTGTACCGTTGCACCATTTCCGATGAACTACTGATATGAAAGCAATAGTCATCATACCAACAACCGGTGATCAAAAGGTTCTCGATGCAATTAAAAGCGTTGAGAACCAAACCTATAAAGATACGAACTATCTCGTGGTTGTTGATGGAAACAAGTTCAAACCGAAATTCGATGACCTATTTGTTGACAGAGATCCATATATGCAACCAAAGGATGTTGTGTATCTAAAACACAATACTGGTGGTGATGGATTCTATGGTCATCGTGTTTACGCTGGCTTTTCACATCTAGTAAATGAAGATATTGTTCTTTTCCTCGATCAAGATAACTGGTACGAACCAGATCATGTTGAAAGGCTTGTTGACACAATACAAAAAGAAAACCTTGCATGGGCATATAGTCTTCGCAATATTTACGATAAGCATGATCAATTTATGTGTCGAGATGATTGCGAGAATCTTGGTAAATGGCCTGTATGGAATAATCTCAATAGTTTTCATGTTGACACTAGTGCGTATGCATATACGAGAGAGTTTTTGATTCGCGTTGCGTCAGTGTGGCATTCTGGATATGCTGGTGATCGTAGATTTTTCAATACAATAAAAGATATTGCACCATATGGTACGAGTGGTGTATATACATTGAACTATAGATTGGATGGTAATACAACCTCTGCATCACCTGATTTCTTTAAATATGGTAATCAAACAAATCAACAGAAATATAATGGCAACTATCCTTGGAGAAAAGTATGAGTAATATAAAAATTGAATACATGAAAGAGTATGGTGCTGGTAGGGTATTTGTTGAGACTGGAACATATTTGGGCGATACTGTTCAGATTGCATTAGATGCTGGTTACGATCTAGTTCACAGTATTGAAGTGAATCAGGATATGTTCGACAAATGTTATGAGAGATTCAAGAACAATCCAAAAGTGAAGCTATGGTTTGGTGATTCTGTTGATATTGTTCCTCAGATTGCACATGAGTTGAACGAACCTGCGACATTTTGGCTTGATGCTCATGCTAGTGGACCTTTACCGGGTGGTCGTTATGCACCATGCCCTTTGGTGCTTGAACTACAGGGCATCTATGGTAAAGAGGTTGTTCGTATTACTGAAACTGGTATGCAGAAGCAACGAGAGAAATCCAAAATTGATACACACACAATCATGATTGATGATCGTCGTTTATTCGGTTCACCTGAATGGGGGTATGTGCAAGAAGTGCAAGTAATGCAATTATTGTTTCAAATCAACCCCAACTATCAAGTTAGATATCTTGACGGGCATCAACCTAATGATATTATTTGCGCGAGGGTTCTATGAAAGATTTGATCCTTGGTTGTATAACCAACTATACATTTGATAAGATCGTTCATTGGGTCAATTCCATTGATCGTTCTGGTTTCGATGGATATAAGGTTGTTATTGCATACAATGTTGGTTTCGAGATTGTTGAAGAACTGACTAAAAGAGATTACACAGTCGTTACATTCAACCGTGATGATGCTAACAAAAGGTTTACTTATCGCGAAGATTTCAACATTGTTGTTGATAGATTTTATCATTCATGGAAGGTGTTGAACAATCTTGAGAATCAGGTAAACTATGTTATTGCAACCGATGTTCGTGATGTTGTGTTTCAAACAAATCCTAGTGAAACATTGCGTAGGTTAAATGCATTTGCTCAATACGATGGTGATCAAAAGATCATAGCTTCCACTGAGGGCATTTCGTACAGAAATGAGCATTGGGGAAACAATAATATGCGCTTAAGTTTCCCATATGTTCATGAGTATATGCTGGATAAGACGATATACAATGCTGGTGTAATGGCAGGTCGTTGGAGCACAATCAAGGATTTATTCTTGAACATTTATATGATATGCGCTAATATGTCTCACACTATTCCTGGTGGTGGTGGACCCGATCAGGCAGCATATAACACATTGTTGACAATGGACCAGTATAAATCTATCACTAGGTTTACTAAAGCATCAGACGCATGGGCTGCTCAGTTAGGAACAACTGCTGATCCACGGAAGATAGATATGTATAGGCAGTATTTGACTGATGATGAGCCTATCGTAAAAAATAATATGGTTTGTAATAGTTCAGGCACTCCTTATAGCATTGTTCATCAATATGATCGCGTGCCGAACATTTCTTCTTTGATAACTTCTAAGTATGGATCTTGATATGTCAGATATTATTAGAATCAACACAATGACGAACTCTTTTCAAAAGGTTGAAAGACCTTTGACTATTGCTCAATACAAGGAGCAAGGCAAATGGCCATTTGATTTTATTTCGGGTAAGGGTTTGGTGAATGTGATAAATGAACTATCCAATCGTTTGAGTCGAAATGTGGTTGGATTGGAGATTGGCATTTGTAAAGGCGAGAATATTGTTCATTTTCTAGAGCAGACAAATAGAATTGATAAGATTCATTGTATTGATCCTTATCTTCCATATATGGATTGGGTTGGTCCAGTAACACAAGAAGATATGGATTTGTGGTATGAGATCACAATGCAAAACTTCGCCCTACATATGGATAAAATTGTTGTACACAAAGAAACATCTGATACTGCTGTAACTAAGTTTGATGACGGTCAATTCGATTATATTTTCATTGATGGTGATCATTCTTATGAAAGTGTATTAAAAGACTTGAACAACTATTACAGCAAGGTGCGACCAGGTGGTATTTTCTCTGGACATGACATCAACTTACAAACTGTTCAACAAGCATTGAGAGATTTTAGATCTGCGAACAACATTGATAATGAAATGTCGTTTACCGATGTAAATGTTTGGTATTGGGTGAAGTGATGAATAAGAAACCTTTGCGGGTAGGATTCGTAGATGTTTGTACATCAGAGTTCTACGAGCATATTCTTAGTCAAAGATATGATTTGATTATAGACAACAATGATCCTGAATATTTGTTCTTTGGTGATGAAAACTTTGGTACAAGAAATCTTCAATATTCTAAAGATAAATGCATAAAGATTTTCAATACAGGCGAAAATAGGCGACCAGAGAACTATCAATGTCATTATGCTATGACATTTGATCATAATCCGAATCAATGGCATTATAGGTTACCTGGTTGGGCATTAGTGCCTTTCTTTTACAAGAAGTTTGATTTCAATCATATTTTCAATGCACATAATATCAAACACTCAAAGACGAAGTTTTGTGTATTCATACATAGAAATCCTAGCAATAATATACGCAATACTGTCTTTCACGAACTATGTAAGTATAAGAAGGTAGATAGTGCAGGGCCCCTATTCAATAATATTGGGTATACGATTAGCCCCGATTATGATGCCAAGTTGGATTTCATAAAAGATTACAAGTTTGTATTTTCATTTGAGAATAGCCCGCATCCTGGCTATGTTACTGAGAAGATCATGGATGGATTTTATGTCAATTCTATTCCTATTTACTGGGGTTCAGCGACAGTAGATTTAGATTTCAACGAGAGATCTTTTATTGATGCTGGAAGATTCAATAGTATTCAAGAATTGATTCAAACTATCGTTAGAATTGACAATGACGATGGCCTATATAATGATATGATTGCACAACCCAAGTTCAGGCATAATATGCCACCTAGTGAGATGGTATATGATAACTTTTTGAATTGGTTTGATGCTATCGTTTATAATAAGATTTATAAGAGAGATATATGAACAAGCATAAAAAGATTATCGTTTGGGGTGCAAAATACGATACTGGGCATACTCATGCATTTACACATGCAGCATTTGTGAATGCGGCTCAGTATTTGGGTGAAGAAGTATATTGGTTAGATGACCGAGATAATGTTGATCCATCTTTTTTCGATGACTCTTTGATTATATCAGAGCATTGGATTGCAACCACGCATCCTGCGAGTCATAGATTGCCTTTGAGAACAACATCAACATATGTTATGAACTATTTGGGCAATAAAAAAGGAACAGATAATCCTGGTGCAGATTATTATCTAGGTCGTGTGGGCAGAATCATAGACTTTCGTTTTGCTAATGACTGGTCAGACAAATACTGGGAATACAAATACGAACCTCAAAAATACATTGCTGTGAATGATGGGTTCTCGCATCTAGAAAGGGGTGCTGAGTATGATAACTTTTACAGTATGTGGGCTACTGATTTTATGCCCAATGAAATCAACCTAGATGATTGTTTGACTGCTTGGAAAGAACCCAGATCAGTATTTTTTTCAGGTACGATCAGAGAAGACAATCATGATCAGTTTGAACCATTTATTCGTGCATGTAATGAAAACAATATGCCATTTTATTTCAACAATGTTTGGCAAAGAGTATTGCAGAAAGAGGATGTGAAAAAACTATCTCTTGATGCATTTCTGGCTCTAGAGCTTCGCCCTAAGTTTCATGTGAACATTGGATATAAATCATGCAGAGCATTCAAGTTGATCAGTTATGGTCAATTAGGGATGACCAACTCTAAGGCTGTATATGATTTTTTTGATCAAGAGATAGCATTTCATGAAGATCCGTATCAGTTGTTTTATGTTGCATCTGAGATGCGAACAAATCCAAAAACAAGAGACTTAGTTCACAATCAAATGAAGAAGGTAAAAGAAAAGCATACATATGCTAGTAGGATGAAGGATATTATAACTGCTTGTGAAATGTGAGGTTTATGATGACAACTGTTTTGGTAACTGGTGGTGCAGGCTACATTGGTAGTATTTTTGTTGAAGAGCTTCTTCGACTTGGTTTTAGAACCATTGTTCTCGACAATCTTTATTACGATAATCAAACATCGCTCAATCATTTGATGCACGACAACTTATTAGAGATAAGAAGAGGCGATGTAAGAAAACCTAGTGATATCGATCCATTATTGAAAAGAGCCGATTACATTTTCCCACTAGCTGCTCTTGTTGGTGCACCTGTTTGCGATATAGACCCTGTTACAGCGACTACAACCAACAAAGATGCTATTTTTTACATGCTTGATAATATCAGCCCTGGTCAAGCAGTGATTATGCCAACAACGAATAGCGCATATGGCACTGGTGATGATAATAACTTTTGCACTGAAGAGTCACCATTGAACCCTATTTCTTTGTATGCCAAGGATAAGGTGAAGGTTGAAAAGAGGTTGATGGAACATCCTAATGCTATTAGCTATAGGTTGGCAACAGTGTTTGGTATGTCACCTCGTATGCGAACAGACCTATTAGTCAACGATTTCACATATCGAGCAGTGAATGATGGTTTTGTTGTTCTATTTGAAGGACACTTTAAGCGCAACTATATTCACGTTCGTGATGTTTGCAGAGCATTTGTACATGGAATAGTCAACTTTCAAGAAATGAAAGGACAGATCTATAATGTTGGTTTGTCTGACGCAAATCTGTCAAAGCTAGAACTCTGTAAGATAATCAAGTCTTTCATTCCTAAGTTTACATATCTAGAAGCACCACTATTGAAGGATCCGGATCAAAGAAACTATATTGTTTCAAATGCTAAGATTGAAGCAACTGGATACAAGCCACAATATTCGCTTCAAGATGGTATTGTAGAAATGATCAAAGGTTACAAGTTTTTGAAAAACAATCGTCATGGTAATGTATAATGATTATCATACGCACACCATATAGGATTTCATTCTTTGGTGGCGGCACAGATTATCCGGCATGGTATCGCGAGCATGGGGGCTGTGTTTTGTCCACCTCTATCAATAAGTGTAGTTTTTTAGTCTTACGCAGACTACCTGAAATATTTGATTATCGATACAAGATTCGATACTTCAACGATGAAACAACATCATCGATTGAAGACATAAAGATTCCTGTGATTCGTGAAGCGATCAAATATATGAACTTCGAAGATGGGTTAGATATAACTCATCATGGTGATTTGCCCAATCGCACTGGTATTGGATCCAGTTCTAGTTTCACAGTATCATTGATTCATGGGCTTGCAACATTGAAAAATCAGCAAATAACTAAACGAGATCTTGCAAAAAAAGCGATATATTTGGAACAAAATATATTACGTGAAGCTGTTGGATCACAAGATCAGGTTGCTGCTGCATTCGGTGGATTCAATAAGATTGAGTTTGGTGGGTATACAGACTTTACTTGCTATACATTACACCTTCAAAAAGATATTCTTCAAGAGCTTGAATCATGGGTTCAATTGTTCTTTACGGAAAAACTGAGAAACTCTTTCGACATTGCTGAGAAAAAGATTGAGAACATAACTACAAAGAAAACTGATCTCAATACAATGAAAGACTTGACTTATGAAGCAGAAAGAGTTATATTTCAACATAGGATATATGATTTTGCTAACCTATTGAATGATCAATGGAAGCTGAAAAAAAGCATGGAATCTTCAGTCACAACAAGTGACATTGATGAGATTTATGAAAAAGGTATACAAGCTGGAGCTGTTGGTGGTAAGTTATTGGGTGCTGGTGGTGGTGGATTTATATTATTTTTGACACCACCGCATATGCAAAAGAAAGTTGCAGAAAAACTAAGATTGAAGCAAGTACCACTAAACTTTGATTATTTGGGAAGTCAAATCATTTATCACGATTATCAAAATTGAGGTTATCATGAAAAAGATATATGTTGCTGGTCATACAGGATTGGTTGGTTCAGCTATTGTTCGTGCTTTACAAGAACAAGGCGAAAATAATATCATTACAGAGGCATCATCTCGGCTGAACCTGACAGACCCTATTGCAGTTGATGCATTTTTCACAAAAGAAAAGCCTGATGAAGTGTATCTTGCTGCAGCTAAAGTTGGTGGTATTGTTGCCAACAACACATATCCAGCAGATATGATCAATGTCAATCTTCGTATACAGACTAATGTCATTGATGCTGCATATAGACATGGTGTTGAAAAGTTGCTGTTTTTGGGTTCAACATGTATCTATCCTCGTGTTTGCCCACAACCAATCAAAGAAGAATATTTGATGACTGGTCATCTTGAAGTGACGAATGATGCATATGCGATTGCTAAGATTGCTGGAATCAAAATGTGTCAAGCATACAATCGTCAATATGGTACTGATTATCGTGCAGTGATGCCGAGTAATGTATATGGTATAGGTGACAATTTTCATCCAGAGAACAATCATCTTGCTGCTGGTTTGATGCGAAAGTTTCATGAAGCTAAGTTAAAGGGAACCAAGGCTGTTCTTTGGGGTACAGGTAAACCTCGTCGTGAGTTCTTGTATTGTGATGATCTTGCTAGAGGATGTATTCATGTTTTGAATGCACCAAAAGAAGAGTTCACGAAAACTGGTGGATTTGTGAACCTTGGACCAGGATATGATTTAGAGATTAGTGAGTTCGCAGAAATCCTTGCTGAGGTCATTGGATATAACAATGGGTTCGAGTACGATTCATCGCGCCCTGATGGTACTATGCGCAAACTGACTGATACGAGTAAAGCTAATGCATTAGGATGGTTTCCTCAAATATCACTTGACAATGGTTTGAAAATAATGTATGATTGGTATGTATCAGGATTAGTCAGAGGTAGAATCAGACAATGAGGTATTTTGTAACTGGTGGTGCAGGTTATATTGGAAGCCATGTTGTCGATGTATTGCTGAATAGAGGGCATGAGGTTATTGCATACGATAATCTCTCCAGTGGTCAAATGAGATATATCGAAAAGCATAAGCATTTGACTAATCCTAAGTTTAAGTTCATTATGAATGATTTGGTTGAACAACTGCCGCTTATAGAAAATCTAAGAGGTGTTGATTGTGTATATCATCTTGCTGCTAATGCGGATATAAGAAAAGGTTTTGCCAATCGTAAAATAGACATAAACAGCAATGTCATAGGCACATCAAACCTTTTAGAAGCGATGTACTGCAACAATGTGAAAAGAATCTTATTTGCATCCACTTCTGCTGTTTTGGGTGAATTGGATATTGATAAGTTACCAGCCTCAGAAACGATTGCAATGCCTGAGCAAACATCACTGTATGGTGCAACTAAACTGGCCGGCGAAGGTTTGTTATCTGCATATTGTGAAGGAATGGATTTAGAAGCATATGCTTTTCGATTTGTTACTGTTTTGGGTCCCAGATACAGTCATGGGTTTGTTTTTGATTTTGTAAAAAAACTGATTGCTGATCCGAATAGAATTGAAGTATTAGGTAATGGTAAAGGAATAAAAAGTTCCGTTCATGTTTCTGATGTTGTTTCAGCGTTGATTACTATTGGTGAATATGTTAGACCAGCTCAAAATAAGAAAAGGAAATACGAGGTATTCAATATTGGTAATGATGTCACTTATCGTGTAAGTGATGCTGTTCAATGGGTTTGTGATGCAATGGGGTTACAACCAAACATTGTTTATGATAATGAGATAAAAGGATGGCCTGGTGATATACCATATATACATTTAGATACAACAAAGATCAAATCATATGGTTGGTCTGTATCATATACACCAAAGCAGGCTGTTTACGAAACTGTTGAATGGTTACTTAATAACAAGTGGATATTAGAGGCTAGAAAATGAAACGTATTGCTATTGCTAGTGGTGGGTTCGATCCAATACATTCAGGACATATTGATTACTTACGAGATGCAAAACTTTTGACTGACATGCTGATTGTAGGAATCAATTCAGACAATTGGTTGATTCGTAAGAAAGGAAACTATTTCTTACCTTTCGAAGAAAGAATGAGCATTGTTAGTAGTGTTAGATGGGTCGATAAAGCGGTTGCATTCAATGATGATGATGAGAGTGCTGCATCTCTTATCAGAGATGTTCGTACAATGTATCCAGGTTGTTTGTTGTTTTTTGTCAATGGTGGTGATAGAATAGGTGGTACAAAACAGAGTGATCTTGAAATGCAGGTTGCTGACGAGCATACATTTTTTGTTGTTGGTGTTGGGGGTAAGAATAAGAAGAACTCATCATCAAAGATTCTAGATAGATGGAGAATAGCTTCAAAATGAAAAAGGCATTAATATTCGTTCCAACAGGAAATAATGCTGATACATTTGATGATAGGTATGACAAGAATGCGCATTGGAGATCGAAGCATCTTGATCGAACATATGAGATTGTGAGTTGTGTTTATAAAGAAGGTTTCGAACCAAACCCAAATGTATATGACTATTTGTATCATATTCGTGGTCATAAGTGGCAAATGGTTCGTGATGTATTCAACCAATTCGACTACAGCAAATATGATTACATAGGTTGTATTGATGATGATCAGATTACTGATGTTTGGAATCTAAATAAGGGGCTTGAAATAGCAAGAAGGTTTGATTTTCGGTTATGGCAATTATCAATGGCAGAAGGTTCTGACCTATTTTATCAATGTTTGACGCAAGATAAAGGAATAGATTTTTCGGAGACGAACTTTCTCGAATGTGGTGTTCCTGTTTTTAGAACTGATATATTCGCTCGTATTCTTAAGGCGCTAAACTCGTGGCCTGGATACGAACAAGCATGGGGGCTTGATAAAGCATATTGCGATATTGCACAATCACATGCACATGTGGTTCATAGTGCTTCGATCTATCATCCACCAAGACAAGCATATTATGATAAAACAGGTGCAATGAATGAATTGAATGCTTTTATGAGTATCATATACCCTAAGATGGCACGCGAAATTTTTGGACATGAGTCTATGATGATCGATCAACAAGTAACATATCATAGATTTAAGATGGGTAATTGGTGATGTTTCAAAATGTAGACTACGAACAAAAGTCATATGAATTTCGAAGTTCAGTTCCATTTAATCATGTAGTGATAGATAACTTTTTTGATGATGTTTTTGCTCGCACATTGTCTCGAAAGTTTCCAAATTATGAAGATGATTCATGGAAAGGTGTGTATAACAATCCAATAGAGATCAAAAAAGCAAATCAATCATGGTCACATTTTTCAATGGAGTTCTATAAAGTTTTTCATCAACTTCTTAGCGATGCATTTGTTGATAAAATGAAGACTTTAGTTGGAATTGATAACTTGTATGTTGATCATGGATTGCATGGTGGTGGTTTACATTCACATCCGAGTGGTGGAAAACTGAACATTCACCTCGATTATTCGATACATCCAAAACTAGAATTGCAAAGAAAATTGAATTTGATCGTTTATTTGAACGAAAATTGGAAATCAGAATGGGGTGGTGATATAGAGTTTTGGTCACACAATCATGAAAATAATAAACCAAAGCAATGCGAAAAAAAGATTGCTCCATTGTTCAATCGAGCTGTTATATTTGATACGGCACAAAACTCCTGGCATGGCTTACCAGAACCTTTGAAGTGTCCAGTGGGTGAGATGAGAAAAAGTTTAGCAGTTTATTATTTGACAGATGTTGACGAAAACACTAGAAATAGGTTTCGTGCAAAGTTTGTTCCATACAAGGATCAAGAAAATGATCCTAAGATAATCGATTTGATAGAAAAAAGAAGCGATAACCAAACAGCAAGTTCTGTATACGTGACAGGAGTATAATATGATTATAGATCTCGGAAGTGGACCATGGCCTAAACCTGATGCAACAGTCCGCGTGGATGTAAATCCATGGCCTCATGTTAATGTTCAACATGACTTATCGAAAGTACCTTATCCTTTTGAAACCAATGTAGCAACCAAGATATATTTTGGTGATGTCATTGAACATTTGTCGAAGTTTATTGTTGATGGAGTTCTCAAAGAGATTCAACGCATTCTAAAACCTGGTGGTTGTCTAGAGATAACAACACCAGATATTGAATGGATTGCCGAGAGGATATACAAAAAAGATTGGCATCTTATGGCAAATGTTGATTGGTTAAACAAAAACAATGATCCTTTCGAAGACGCCATGGAAGTAATCTATGCTGGATGGCTGCATGAAACAGATCGCAAGATTCCTGGTATGGGTCATATAAATGGCTTCAATGAGGATAAGTTGAGAAAATACTTGACTAGAGCTGGATTTTCAAATATAATGCGTGTTCCAGATTTAAGAAACCCCGAGCCTGCAAGAGGCTGTGTATTGAAAATGGTAGCATATAAATGAAGCAGGTTCTCATTACTGGTGGTGCTGGTTTTATTGGCCTCAACTACATCAAACATATATTGCAAGTTGATAAACTTGATATAGTTATTGCCGATAAACTAACATACGCGAGTAATCCTAAAGAATTGATTTACACAATGGGAATAGAAAATCATTGTATAGACATTGCTGATAAACAGTCTGTTGAATTGTTGTTTTCTAGACATGAGTTTTCTCATGTAATACACTTTGCTGCAGAAAGTCATGTTGATCGATCAATACAAGATTGTAAACCATTTGTTGATTCTAATATCATAGGAACAATAAACCTATTGGAACAATCTGTAAAGAATAAAGTGCAGAAGTTTTTGCATATATCTACAGACGAAGTATTTGGTGAAGTGATCGAACCTAACAAGTTCAATGAAGAATCAAAGATAGAACCAAGGAATCCATATTCTGCCAGTAAGGCTTCTGCTGAGCATTTTGTTATGGCATATGGAAACACATATGATTTGCCTTATATAATCATCAATTCATCAAATAACTATGGACCTTGGCAGCATCCGGAAAAGCTCATTCCATTGACTATAAATCGTATATTACGGAATAAGAGTATACCTGTATATGGTAATGGTCAACAGATTCGTGATTGGATCTATGTAAAAGACTCTGTTACAGCCATACATCGTGTATTTCATGCTGGTGCAGTAAATACTAGATATTGTATTGGTGGAGAGAATGAAACAAAAAATATTGATTTGGTGAACATGATTGTTCAAAAGATGAATGCTGATCGTTCTTTGATTGAACATGTGAGTGATCGACTTGGTCATGATGTAAGATATTCTACTGATATCAGTAAGATCAAAAATGAACTTGGTTGGTCTCCAAAATATAGTTTATCAAATGGTTTAGATGAAACAATATATCATGAGGTAAAAAATGATTACGGTAATAGGTCACGGATACATCGGAACAGAAGTTATCAAGAAACTGATTGAGAAAGAAATCAAGTTTACTTGGACCTCACACAGCAACTATGTTCCAATTCATACAAATGTTATCATCAATGCAGCTGGATATACAGGATCACCCAATGTTGATGCATGTGAATCCAATAAAGAAAAAACTATTGATGGTAATGTGTCATGGCCATTAAAACTGGAACGCGCACACCCAAATATTCCCATTGTCCATATATCTAGTGGTTGTGTGTATACTGGATACACTAAGGATTATACTGAGGAAGATGAATCAAACTTTGATTTCGATAATGGTAGCTTCTACAGTGGTTCAAAAGCATTGGCACAGAGATTGTTGATGCCTTATATGAATAAGTCATATCTTCTTCGTATTCGTATGCCATTTGGCAACACAGAGAACAACAAAAATCTTCTGACCAAATACATTCGTTATCCGAAATTGATTGATTATAAAAACAGTGTTAGTTATATTGATGATGTCGCAAATGTTGCTATTCATTTTGCGACCGAGA